ACCAGAAAGCCCCGTGACAGGGTAGTTAGACCCGCGTACCGAGGACCATGTACAGTTACGAGCGCCGAACATACCCGCCACGAGCAAGCGGTTCCCTGCCACCGTGGTGACGCCAGTGAAGGAGCAGGAAGTACTCGCTGCCGCCATCGTCTCGCTGCTGGAGAGAACCAGCTCAGGGGCACCGAGGCTAGAACGGTAAAGGAAGACTTGCCCGTAGCAGACGTCACCCCCTACGCGAGTAAAGGTGTCGGTTGGCGTATAGCCGGGATGGATTATGTAGGCGGCAACACCAGAAACGATAGACCCGACAGCGTCAGCCGTCGAGTTACCAGAACTCTGTTGGGTGCCAAGGATTGTCCAGCCGTCAGGGACCGTAAACACGGCATTCCCACGGGAGGCGACGAAGCCGACATAGAGGTCGCCCGCAACGCCACCCGCAGGAAGTGCGAATGCTACACTGCCACTACTGTCCGCAGTGGCAATACCTGATCCCAGGTACGACCATGCCACAATGGACCTTCCTTACGCGATACGAATGATCGCGTTCGAAGCATCCGCCGTGGGGAATACGATGGTGAAGTCACCAGCCGTGGCCGTCTTGTCCGAACCGAAGTCCAGAATCAGACAGGCAGGGTTCGTATAAGTGTGGGTAGGGGTCGTGTTGTAAATCATCGCGCCGCGCGCCGTGACCGTTGCGGTGCTCCAGGTGGAGTCAGCAAAGTCGGTGTAAGCCGTGGTGCTGGACGTGGTCGGGTCGATACGGGTCAGGGTGTTGCCCGTCGCCGTGTAGTTCGTGCCCGTCACTTCGTTGGTCGCGGTATACGCAGTCGTCGCAGCCGTGAAGCTGGCCGAGTTGGTGTACATCGCCACCTTGAAGGTGTCGCCGCCCGTGAGGCGGAAATCGTGCGCGGCTTCCAGAAGCTGCTGCTTGAAAGACGTGCACATGAAGTTGCCAGTGAAGGCCATTTCAAAGTCTCCTTATGACAGAGGCTAGTTCGGCCTCGCCGACGCCCGTCAATCTGTGTTCCAGAGTGGTGCGATCGCTTTTGATAGCCTCCCGCATATAATGAAGAATAACAGCTTCTACCCGAGAACGAAAGGCCAATGCCTGCTCGCGGATGGCGGGTTCTGCTGTTTCTGAAACCGAGACAATGTGCTCGGTGGCACGGTGAGCCCAAAACTCCGGGGGGTGGCCCCCATTGTTTGAGGTTACGACCATGGCATTTCCTACATTAGAAAAGATCATTTAGGTTGCCTTTGTTCTAACGAGGCCCTCGCGGAACGAGTCCACGTTTTCGCGCCCTTCGGCGTAATTTTTCAATCGGAGCAACGCTTCACTGTAGCGTTGAGAGTACATAGCAATGACGTCGGCCTCACCTTTCATGTAGATGTAGGCTTCAATTAGGCAGGCATACAGGAGTGCCTGTTCAGCGTTCGTGCCGAGCCATGTGGTCCCAGCCGTGATGTTGCCGGACACGTTCTTGCGGAAGATGTCCAGTTCCACCGACTGCATGATACGCTCTTCGCCAGCCCGGATAAAGTCGTCCAGGTGAGCTACGAACGTGGTTTCCTCGTACTCGCAGGTATCCTGGATCATCTGCTTGAGGGTGGTGTACGTCCAGGGCATTAGATCCTCCGATAGCCTTTAGCGGGCAGAACAAAGAAACTGGCGCGGTCACGGTCCTCGTCGATGGCCCGCTTGAACTCCTCCTCATAAGCCTGCTTAAGCAGCATCACCCGCTCAGGGGCGCGCTTCATGGCAAGGTAGAAAGCCAACCCAGCCGCCAGAGCGGGGTAGAACCGGAAGGGGACCTGCACGGTCTGATCACTAAAGGTGCCATCGTCCATGCGCGCCATGCGGTCGTACACGATGGTATAGCTATCATCCTCGGGCAGAGGCCAGAGCTTCAGGGTAGGGGAGATTGTACGGTCAACGTAGAACATAGACGGGGGACCAGACTGGGACTTGTCACCCAGACCCGTATAGTCCTCTCGGCTTATGCGCGTGAGTTTGCGGTCCTTGCCGTCTTGTCGGATAACGACATCGAGAACATCAATGGTCTCCGCCCCAAGGGCATAATCGCCAGTGCTAGCGACCGTAGGGGCGGTGACAGTTTGCACCGTCCAGCGGTTGAGGCCGCGATTCGCCCATTCCGCAAGCAGAAGGTTAAGCGATCGGCGCGCCGTTCGGAGATCATAGCCTGTGCGGACTTCCAAGCCACAGCGTTCAAAGGCTTCCTCGATGTATTCGGAGATGTCCAGTTCAAACGTTTTGGTCCCAGAAAGAGCCATATCAGGATCCCCGCAGCAAGAACGTTAGTACCACGCCAATCCCGCTAACCCAAGCCCCGATGATCGCCCATGCAGCTTTATTCAGGTTCGCCTCAACCTTGGACAGTCGCACCTCGACCGCCGCCACATCCCGGATGTTGGGGGCGTTATCCAGTTTGTAGGAGAGGGACTGCACGGAGTTGGCTAGGTGCTTGACCTCAACCCGTAGTTCCGCGATTACCACTTTCACGCTGTTGAGCTCCGCTGCGACCACTGCACTATTATCGTTTTCATTGGTGTTCACTTGCTTCTCCTTACGGTGACTTCGTTACAGCACCGACTTTACCGGCAGCTCCGCTAACGGTCGCGTAGGCAGCAAAGCCAGATGATACCGCCCGTGTGAAGGTAGCGGCGTCAGAATGTAGCGTCACACTGTCGGTGGACTTATAGAGACCAGCCGCCGGAAACACTGGATCGCCAATAATCGCAGCCGTGCTGATGCCTTCGGTTCCTGTTGCCGGATTGGCCGTCCCCGAGTTGTTCCAGTTGCCCGCCCCAACCGCGAGCCAGATCAGTTTGGCGTCAGCGTCGTATTCGATCACAAGCCGGTTGCCCGCCACATAGGTCCCCACGGTCGAGACGACGATTTCATTGATGTAAACCGAGCCGTCTGGGTACCAGCCCAGAGAGTCATCCTGATCGCCAAGGTAGGTCGACAATACTGCCGACGAAAGCGCGATACCGGCAGGCGAGCCGTTGCCGTCGAGCGCGGCGGCACCCACCGTCGATTCCCAATGCCACTTGCCTCTGCTGAGACTTTTGATAGCCCGAATAACCGCATTGTGGTCAGTGCTGGCATTGGTCGCGGTGAGGTTCCCGTTCGATACAACGATAGCCGATTCTTTGTCGGTTGTGCTCCATGTGAGCGGGATCACTGTCGAGTAAAGGGTCACGACGGCCTTGGCGACCACAGTAGCCGTGCCGACGCTGGCCGTAGAACCAGCAGCCCCACTGATGGTGACGGTCACACCGCTGGGGACGTTGACGGTCACAGTGCCTACCGATCCGGTAGAACCCGCCGCCCCACTGATGGTGACATTCGCCTTCCCAACCGTGGTGACAGAGCCACCCGAGGCTGTAGAGCCTGCTGCCGCGCTGATGGTAACGTTCGCTTTGGCGACCACCGTGGCCGCTCCACCCGAGGCTGTAGAGCCTGCTGCCGCGCTGATGGTAACCGTCATGCCGCCGCCAACGGATACTGTGGGTGTGCCCACGGACATCGTGCCAGCGAGGCCGGTCACGCTGGCAGAGGCAACCGCGACTGCTGTGACGGTGGCTGTACCGACCGAAGCAGTGCCTCCCACGCCAGTGAGTGACACAAATTCGAAGACAGGCTGGATAACAGCGTCTGCGGTGACTTGACCCACCAAGCCCATCGCGTGGTAGATAGTGTTCTCCAGGGGAGGGAACACTCGGCCAGTGAAGACCTCCAGCGCCTGCCTGCGCTCAGGCGAAGGCTTATACAGCGCCTCGGCATCGGCCGACACCGGGGACGGGTCTAGCTGAGGGTGCTTTTCTTCGAAACACGAATCACAAACGCGCGTGCCATTCCACTCGGTGGTGAGCTCCAGATATTTAATCTGGAACCCACACCGTTCGCAAATCGCTAGAGCGTGTGTTCCGTATGCGAAGGTCATGCTGGGGGCAACCAGACCTTAACATGGCTGATGACCATGCGGTTCTGACCTGCACCTAACGTGGGTAGGATGTCGGGGTTCCCAGCCAGCGAAAGCAGAATACCGTGTTCGGCGCGGCTGAACTCGCTGCGGCTGCTGATATCCATGCGAGCCAGTTCCTTGCCGTCCCAATACGTGATCAGATGGGTATCG